TTTACAATTTATTTAGAGATCATTGTAAGAAGAGGAAGGATTTAAGTTTTGATTATGTTTATAGTACGGAGCGAATTAATGATACCAATCAACAGGGAACTTTAGAAAATACTATATTAGTAGAGCCTCCTTTAGAGAATGATTTTGATGATAAAGATTTAAGAATATTAAACATGGCGAATAAACTAAAATGGTGGGAGCAGCAATTACTTATCCATTCTTACGACAAATCACTTAGACAGATTGAAAGGGAGTTTAATATAAACTATCAATTTGTACGTAGACATACAAACAAAGCAAAGAAGAAAATACTAGGAGAAGATTATAAAGAAAAGAAGAATGGAAAACGGACAGCTTAAATTTACAGAGTGGGTTGGGGAAAACCATTACAATCTATACGATATTAAGAACGGGGTTTACTATTGGGAAAATTCATTTGCAGTAAAGACAACAAGCCAACTACTAAAAGACTTTAAAGATGAGCAGTAAAAAGAAATCAGAGGGTTTAGGCGATACAATAGAGAAAGTATTAAAACCAGTACAGAAGATTCTAAAGAAAGTATTACCTAAAGATTGCGGGTGTAAAGCACGAAAGACATATCTAAACGATCTGGTTAATTACAAGAGGAAAGCAGTAAGATGTTTAGACGACAAAGATATAGAATCTTATAAGAAATACAGAAGCAGAAGACAAATTAACAAATGGGAGCTAGAAGATATACAATTGATAATAGACTTATATGCTAAGGTGTTCGCAATACAGTATAAGATGTCTGATCTTTGTGATAATTGTAAAGACTCAGGACAAAAAAGAATATACATATCAAACTCTTTAGATACTGTTTATGAATCGTATATTTGAAAAGATAAAAGAATTTATGTTATTTAATCCAGAAGTAGTGGAGGTGTTTCTTTTAATGGGAACGGCTTTATTACTTTATCTTATGTTCTTTTAAAATGTTTAATGAAGATCACTTAGATATATTATTAGATAGTGGGGTAGGAGAAATGCAGATGATGCTTACAGACCATAGTAATGTTTATTATGAGTTTGTATTTTATAAAGAAAATTGGAATTAATTAATTAATTTATATTAATTATGGATGGGAGAAAAAATAACGGAGGACATAAGACAAACGGAGGGAGACCTTCTAAGGCTGACGAACACAAACTAATAGAGAAACTATCTCCATTAGCACCAGCAGCATACAAGGCTCTTAAAGACTCTTTGCAAGATGGTCAAGGATGGGCGGTTAAATTATTCTTTGAGTATCTCTACGGTAAGCCTAAGCAACAAATTGAGAACACCAACATCAATATAGAGGAGAAACAAATCACCCAAAAAGAATTACAATCAATCAAAGATAAGTTTTTTAAAGATTATTAGATGACCGCAAAAGATGCAATTAGAGTTCCTTTAGAAGATAACTTATTATTGTTTGCTAGGTACATGTATAAAGAAAACCACAATAGAAAGTTTATACCCTCACAACACTTAGAACAAATAGCCAGTACATTAGAGCGTGTTTACAACGGTGAAATAAAACGACTGATAGTAAACATACCTCCAAGATATGGAAAGACAGAGCTAGCCATTAAAATGTTCATAGCATGGTGTCTTGCCAAAACCCCTTCATCTAAATTTATACACCTATCTTATTCTGATTCTTTAGCCTTAGATAATTCCAGTCAAACAAAAGAGTATATTAATTCAGATGCTTATCAGAACCTTTGGAGTATGAATCTAAAGAAGGACGCACAAAGTAAAAGTAAATGGTTTAACGATGATGGAGGTGGTGTTTATGCTACATCTTCTGGAGGTGCAATTACAGGATTTGGAGCAGGCTCTACAACATTAGGAGGGTTTGGTGGTGCTATTATAATTGATGATCCGTTAAAACCAGATGATGCTTTTAGTGAGATAAAAAGGAAATCAGTAAACGAACGTTATAATAATACAATACGGTCAAGGGTGAACAGTAGAGATACACCTATCATTTTAATTATGCAGCGGTTACATGAGGATGATTTAAGCGGGTATCTTTTAGACGGTGGCTCTGGTGAAGAGTGGGAGCATTTATGTTTACCAGCATTGAATGAAAAGAACGAGCCGCTATGGGAGCAGAAACACACGTTTAAAGAACTTGAATCTATAAGACAAGCAAATCAGTACACGTTCGCAGGACAGTACCAACAGAGACCAGCACCAGATGAAGGAGGCGAATGGAAAAAAGAATGGTTTGAGATAATCAATATTAAAGACGTTCCTTTAAATACTTTGAAGTGGGAAATGATAATAGATGGGGCGTATACAAAGAACACCGCAAACGATCCTACAGGGTATCAGGTAGGCGCAAAGTATAACAATGATTATATTATACTATCTTCAGTAGATAAGTACTTAGAACTTCCAGAACTATTAAAAGATATACCAAAATACATTGATGCTTTACCCGTTACAATTGGACTGATTAAGATAGAACCAAAAGCGAGTGGTAAGTCTTTGAAGCAAATGATTAAGAGCAGTACAGCTTACAATGTTACAGAGATTAAAACAGACTTTGTAAACAATAGTAAGATTGAGAATGTGCGAGCAACGTCAAACTATATTGAAGGTGGTAGAGTTAAACTAATACAAGGTAATTGGAACGAACACTTTTTAAGTCAGGTAGGAACGTTTCCAAACGCCAAGCATGATGAGCATATTGATTTAACGTGCTACGGTATAGAATCAAATCTAATGAATAACAGACGTATAGAAATAGCATAGTAACAAATAATTAAAAATTTAGTTATAATAGTAGATGAAGATAAAGATAACAATACCAGAAGATATAAGCGACATTACACTAAGGCAATATCAAGAGTATGAATTACTAAATGATAAGTTGACAGAAGAGAGTATTGACGCTCGAGAATACAACAAACAAAAGATTTCTTTATTCGCTGGTATTCCTTACAATAGAATGAGCCAAGTATCTTATAAAGACTTCGCAAGTTTGTTATCAGATATAGACAAGGCACTAGAGCAGGAGTGTAAGTTTGTTAATCGTTTCTTTATTGATGAGCAAGAGTATGGCTTCATTCCTAACTTTGACAAGATTGCAAGTAAGGAGTTCTTTGATATGCAGGGGTATAGTAAAGAAGTAGAAGATGGTAAAGGAATGCCAGTTGAAACTCTTAATAGATTAATGGCTGTACTGTTCAGACCGATTAAAAAGCAAGACAAGTTTAACAACTACAGCATAAAGGATTACAACGGAACAGAGAGATATGGTGAACTAATGAAACGCACACCGATGAACATTGTAAAAGGTTCTATTGTTTTTTTTTGGAGTTTATCGAGGGAATTACAGAAGCATATCCTGAAGTCTACGGTGGAGGCACAAGTGAAGGAACGCAAGCGTCAGACTTCTTTGGTAAATGGGGATGGTATGATACCCTCAACACATTAGCAAAGGGTAAGCCTTGGAAATATAAGTTTATAGAGAATTGGAACGTTCACGAAATGCATACGTTTCTAGCACACAAGATGGATAAGCAGAAGTTGAAAGCACAATTAAGAACTAAGAAATGAACCATTATACAGAACTATTAAGATACGTTAGAAGTCTATCAGATGCAGACCCGTTTGTGAATACAACTACACAAGGGATTGACGAAGATATGGATTTAGACAAGGGTAATATTTACCCTCTGTTTAATGTAGAACTGTTTGATCCTACATTTCCAAACAATACAATTACATTCCAATTAGAAATCACTTGCTTACAACAAAGAGACACGAACAAAACAATAGACGTTGATAAGTTTTGGTTGCAGGATAACAAGGTAGATAATTTCAATGAGACTTTTGCAGTACTTAATAGAGTGATTGGTAAGATGCGCAAGGACTTTGGAGATACTGAAATATCAATAGATTCAGACCCTAGTGTTGGCAAATTAGAAGAGTGGGGTAAGAATACTTTAGACGGTTGGACGCTTACAACAACCGTTACAATGCCGAATACAAACATAGATTTATGTAATGGAAGTTAAAAACACATTAGATAAGTTTGGGAAGTCAGTTGTAAAGCAGTCAAGGACACAACTATCTAAGAAGAAAAAGAATGTAAGTAAAGACTTGTGGAACTCTATTGGGTATGATTTAAAAGTATCTAAGAATAGTTTTGAAATGTCTTTTAGCATGGAAGACTACGGAGCGTTTATAAATGATGGTGTAGTAGGTACTGAAGAGAATAAAACAAAGAGTGGTGGTTTAAAATTAAGCGACAAGAAATTCAGATACAAAAAGGGGATTAAGAA